ATCTAATTTAAAACCTTATGTTTTACATAGATATGCTGCAGGTATTCCCGAATGGCCATTTGTAAAAGAAGTTAGACCTCATGTTAAACACTTTGTTTCTACTTCTATATTTGGTAATCAAGATAACACTATTGATATCAAAAAGGTAATATATGTTTCACAACATTTAAAAAACATTATAGGTTTTGGTTCTAATGAAGATCACGTTGTTATAAGAACACCAGTAGAACCTCCTAAGACAGAAGAAGATTTGAGAGAAGAACTTGATATACCAAATGATGCATTTGTGTTTGGTAGAATTGGTAGGGATGATAACAACATATATAATCCAATTAATCTTTTTGCTTACTCTAAGGTTGAAACAGATAACACATATTTTGTAATTGTTGCACCTTCTGAATTATGTAAAAGAGATATTGAAAAGTTGAAGATAAAGAATTATAGATATATAGAAAAAACAACAGATGATGTTAGGTTAAGTAGGTTTTACAATACGATTGATGTATTAGCACATGCTCGTAAGGATGGTGAGTGTAATCCTTCTAATGTTTGGGAGGCAGCTGCTCATGGTAAACCAGTTATTAGTCATTATGGCACTACATTTAATGGACACATAGAAACGATACAAGATAGCGGTTTTGTTGTTTCACCAAATGATTTCAAAGAATATGTTAGAATAATGAAGTCTTTTATTGATGGAACTATAAACTATAATTTTTATAGTGTTAAGTGTAAAGAAAGATGGCAGAAAACATGCACTCCAGATAAGTTAGCAAAACAGTATATAAATTTACTTGACAACCTTGATTAAATTTATTATATTATATGTTATTAAAATTTTAAATGGAGAAAAAAATGGTTGATACACATATAGTAACTGGTGTTGGTGGATTTATTGGAAGTCATTTGTGTCGGGCTTTATTAGACAAAGGCGATTCTGTTATTGGTATTGATAGTTTTGTTTGTGGTTTTGAAGAAAATATAAATGATTTTATAAATAATAATAGATTTAGATTAATAGAAAAGGATATTAGAGAAATAGTTTTAGATGATTTGCATGAATTTAACTATAAGAGCTTTTGGCATTTAGCTGCACGTGGAGAATTATATTTTTGTAGAAACAACCCGCAAGAGGCAGTTGATATCAATATTAATGGAACAATTAATCTTTTACAAATTGCTAATAAGTTAGGTGTTGAACATTTTTATTTCTCAGATACATCAGCTGAGTATGATAATTTGAATGATGAAAGTTTTTATCCTACTTATGAGTCAATGGCACCTTCATTTGAAACACCAATGGGTATATACGGTATTACTAAAATGGCTTCATCACAGTTCGTAAGAAGTTATGGTAAAAAGTTTAATTTTGGTACTACACTATTTAGATACACAAATATATATGGAGATTCAATGAATCTTAATAGAGATATACCACCAGTAATTGGTTCTTTTGCAAATTCTATTTTTAGAGATAAGACTTGTAAAATATATGGCGATGGAAAAAAGATGAGGGATTTTTTACACATTAATGATTTGACAAAACTTCATTTAGCTGCTTTGGATAAAAGAGTTAATAGTAAAGATACAGAAACTTTTAATGTTGGATCTGGTGTTAATTATTCTATAAAGGATATATATGATTTAGTTTCTCAATCTTGTTATGAGTTAAGCAATAAAAAATCTTCTTTGACTTATACTAATAATCAACCAGATGAAGCTCAAATAACATTAGTTAATATAGATAAGGCAAAAACAATTCTTGGTTGGGTTCCAACAATAGATATAGTATCTGGTATTAATAGCACTGTTTCTAAAATATGGAATGATATAAATGATAATAACTAAAACCCCATTAAGAATAACATTTACAGGTGGTGGTTCTGACATTCCATCTTATTTTGAAAAACATGGTGGACATTGTATTAATGCAACAATCAATAAGTATGTTTATGTTTTGGTAAAAAGAAGAGATGATAACAAAATATATTTAAAGTATTCAGAAAACGAAGTTGTTGATGTATATAATATTGATGATATAAAACATGATTTTATTAGAGAGACATTAAAGTATCTTGAAGTTGATTATGGATTAGAGATTATTAATTGGGCAGATATACCAACTAAAGGTAGTGGACTTGGAAGTAGTGGTAGTTTTTTGGTAGGCCTATTACATGCACTACATTCTTTAGAGGGTAATGATATTAACAAAGAAATGTTAGCTCAACAAGCATCTTATATAGAAATGGTTTTGTGTAATAAACCTATAGGTTATCAAGACCAATACGCTGCATCTTATGGTGGTTTGAATAAACTAACATTTAAAAATATGTCTGATGTAACAGTGGAAAACATAGATATAAATTATGATTTAATATCAGATAATCTTTTATTATTTTATACAGGGATAACAAGAGAAAGTTCTTCTGTTTTAACTGAACAAAAAGAAAAATTAAAATATAATAAAGACGTAATAAAAAGTATGAAACTTAATGTTGAGTTATCCAAATGGTTAAGTGAAAAGTTAAATACATATCAGTATGATTCTATTGGATATGCATTAAAAACAAATTGGGAATTAAAGAAAAATTTTAGTTCAAATATTATTAATGAAAAAATAGAAAAAATATATGATATTGGTATAAGTGAAGGAGCATCGGGTGGTAAGATTATAGGAGCTGGTGGTGGTGGATATGTTCTTTTTTATGTTAATAAATCAAAACAAGATAGGGTGATAAACGCATTGAGCGATTATAGTTTTATGAAAATTAATATTGACAAATATGGTAGTAGAGTTTTACTAAATTTAGGAGAATAAAAATGTCCGAAGAAACGACACAAGAAGCAGATTATTGGGAATGTAAGAGTTGTGGTGTTAAGGTAGACGATAATAGTGATAGAAAAGTTTTACCTATATCAATGGGGGGTGGTGGAGAAGTTGCTAACTCAATAACTTTTTACGTATGTCCTAATTGTTATACAGTTCAAATGCCAGAACTATTATTTGAAGAATTACACAGAAGAATGACATCCAGAATAATAACATAGAGGTTTTTATTATGAACGATTTTGAAGCTTTACAACAAAATATAAAAGAAGCAATAATAAATCAAGATTTACCAAATACAGAAAAGTCACTAAGTAAAAGACAAATACACAATATTTTTCTAAAAAAGAAAAAAGCAAGAAAAGTGGCAAAATTATCACGCAGAAAAAATAGAAATTAAGCATTTTACCTATTGACATTTACGAAGTATTTTAGTATATTATATATACAATTTAATAATAGTCCATTTTACAAACAAACATGAAAGGAAGCAAAATGGCTCGTACAGTTAGACGTAAGACTAAGGATGATGTTATGTTGGAGAAGGAACGTAGTGGTGGTGTAAACCCAAGAAAGAAGGATGTCTCTAGAAATAACAAGAAGAATAGATTACGTCAAATAGATTATACAGATCCATCGGTTTTGGAAGAATTGGAAGATGAATACGATTATTAAAAATATGTTTAAATTAACGGTTCCATTTATTATACTATTAATCATAGTAGATTTGTTCACAAGAAATAGGGGATTGCCTATAAACAATAATGAATTAGAAAGTTATATTGAGAGTGTTTAGTATTTCAATTTATAAAGGTTATAAAAATAATAAAATTATAGGAGAATATAATGCCAATTAATCTTAGTAAAATCAATGGTGCTTTAGATCGTCTAAACCCAGAAAGTCGTTCACAAAACAATAACAACACCAACACAGCTATTGTAAAGTTGGAAGAAGGTGAACACGTTATTCGTATTGCTCCATATAAATATGATATGGAAATGCCATTTCAAGAACTACACTTTCATTATGGTGTTGGTGGAAAGACTTTTCTCTGTCCAAAGAGAATGAATAATGAAGAATGTCCTATTTGTGAAATGGCTACAGAAGCATGGAATGATTTTACAAACACAGGTGATGAAACATCTAAGGATGTTTTTAAGAAGTTAGTTGCTCAACTTAGAGTTTTTATTCCTATTGTTGTTCGTGGTCAAGAAGACGCAGGTATTAGATGGTGGGGTGTTTCACCTCGTACAACATATAAGGAGATTCTTAACAAAGTAAAGAATGCAATGTCTCAAGGAATTGATATTACTGATACTACTGAAGGATTGGATTTGATTGTAAGAGTAGAAAAGGGATTTAATAATTGGTTGATTCCAGAATCCATTGATACAGCATTAAAACCATCTAAACTTACTAATGGTGATATTGATGAATTATTAGACACTGTAACAAACATTAATGAACTTTATTCTTTAAGAGAACTTTCTGAAATGAAAGAGGCTTGTAATAATTTTGCAAACTATGATGGACAATCACCAGAAAATAACAATACTGGAAGTGTTAAGAGTTATAATAAAAAAGGTAATGATAATGATATTGATTTTGATGCTAAGTCAGATGTTTCCTCAAAGTTTGATTCTGTTTTAGGCGGAAGTAATTAAATATGCCAAGAAAAAAATTAGTAAATAATAAATCTGCAGATTATGAAGGGGTAGAAGATAATTCTATTATAAATGATATATCTATACCCCATAAAGAAATCGTCAGCGCTTTGAATAAAAGCGTTGGCGATGTAGCATATATAATAGGTAGTGATGATTCACCAACTGAAGTAAAGGAGTGGTTATCAACAGGTAGTACTGTTTTGGATTCTATTATTAATAATAACCCAGAAGCTAATGGGGGAATACCTGTTGGTAAGTTAGTAGAAATGAGTGGAGAAGCAGCTACTGGAAAATCTCTTATTTCTTATCTTATCTTGAAGGATTGTTTGGATAAAGGGGGGATACCTGTTCTTATAGATACTGAAAGTGCATGTAATTTTGAATTTCTTAGAATGTTAGGGTTAGAACCAGAAAATAATTTAATTTATATTCAACCAGATAGTATTGAACAAGTATTTAAAACCATTGAAGAAGTTATTAGAAAAATAAGAGAAGAACATAGAGATAAACTATGTTGTATTGTTTGGGATTCAGTAGCTGCAACTTCTACAGATATTGAGTTGGAAAATGATTTTGGACAAAGCCAAGTTGGTGTTCATGCAAGATTAATAGGACAAGGGTTAAGAAAAATTATTAGATTAATCGCTACTCATAGAATTTCATTAGTTTTTCTAAATCAACTAAGAACAAAAATAGGTATACAGTTCGGAGATCCAGATACAACACCGGGCGGAAGATCTATACCATTCATGTCTTCAGTGAGAATAAAATTATATTCTGGTGGTAAATTAAAAGCTGGTAATGATGTTGTTGGTATGGGTATAAAAGCTAAGATTGCAAAAAATAGAATGGGACCACCTCACAGAGAATGTAATTTAAAAATGTATTTTACTAGAGGATTAATTGATGAAGAGAGTTGGTTGGATATCTTATTACAGCATGGTGTTTGTGAAAAGTTTTCAGCACAAAAATCTTCTTACACTGACAAAGATACTGGTGAAGTTCATGATTTCTTGAATCGCAATTTTGTAGATTTTATGGCAGAAAACCCAACCATAAGAGAAAAGTTGAGAAAAGAAGTAAAGAGAGTTCTTTATGTAGAACCAGACCCATATAAGAGAAAAGAAAATATAGTTTTAGAAGAGTTGGCCTCTGGAGAAGATATATAATGGTTGGATTTATTAATAACTTTGATGAAGAAGATTTATATAAAAAAGTATATGAACAATTAGAATCTCTTGATAATAAAAATAAGTTTTATTATATATTAGGCTTTTTTGGTTTCTTTTTTGTTTTATTATCTATAATAGGTGCTTTACTATTTTCTTTATCTTATTTCTCAGCATTTGCTTGGAATAATTCTTTTGCAGTATTTTTTGATTTACCAATAGTCAGTTGGTTGAATGTTTTTTTAGGTTATTTGTTTTTGGTTGTTTTTTATCGTATGATAAAGTATATATTTTAAGATAATGGTGTAGTCCTTTGGTCGCATATGGACGAGGGAGTAGTACGGGGTATTTACTTGATAGTTGTTAAAAATCAGACTTAATGCTACATGGTATTAAGAAAACAGCGACACTCCGTAGAGGCGCTACTGTGTGGGAGCATTTTTTTAGTAAAATAAGCAAAATAGCAGTTGACAAAAGCAGAAAATATCCTTATATTATATACATCAAATTAATGGTTATATAACGTAAGGATATTTTTTATGCCACGTAGAAAGAAGTCACCCGTAGTAGAAACACAATCCACATTTGATGAGAATGTATCATCAAAACTTACCTCAAAAAAGGCTGAACCAGTATATAGAAGAGAAACTCATTATAATCAAGTTTCTGCTTTTAAGTCATATATTGTGGATGAAGAACAGTATAACCTCTATAAGTTGTATAAATCATATTATAAGTCAAAGAAAGACTTAAATAAGGTAGCCGGATTTCATGCAGGTGCGGTTATTTTTAGAACTATGAATGATTTTGAACGTAGATGTAATTTTTATTTAGGTACAACAAAACACACAACTAAAAAAGAATTAAAAGAGGCAATATGTCAAGATTTAGATTTACTCAAAGATATCATTATGAATATGTAGTTACACAAATAAGTGTTTTGATTTTTTATACACAAATTTGTGTGATATTATGGTTTTAAGTAGCTACAAAAGAGAAGCAAAATTTATTTTAAAAACCCTTGATTTTTTCAAAAATCTTGTTATATTTAGTATATCAAAGTTGGTAATATATGGAGTATGAGCCGAGTAACTCACTCGTAAAAAAAGAGATAAAAAAGAAAAAGTTTTTTAGAATGGCTTGTTCAGAGATGTTTAAGTCAGATCACAAAACGAGGTTTGGTGCTGTATTGGTGTTAAGAAATGGTAAGGTATATAAGTCCCACAATAAGGATATGAAAACACATCCTGCTCTCAAAAAACACTACCCATTCTACGCCGTATCTATACATGCTGAACTTCAAGCAATCCTTTCAGTAAACTCATATAGATATGATGATTGTATCAAGGGAAGTAAGATGTATGTTTATAGAGAAGATAGACATGGTATGCTAAAGCCCGCCAAACCATGTCATTACTGTATGAACATTATAAAAGAAGCGGGTGTAAAAAAGGTTTATTTCACAACCCCAACGGGGTGGGAGTGTCACATAATATGAAGAAGGAAAAAGTTTTAATAGTTGATATGTTGAATATGTATGTCAGAAATTTCTCCGCATTTGCGATGTCGAACGACAATGGGGAATTAGTTTCTGGTATATATGGAAGTTTAGCTTCTATTAGAAGTCAAATAGAAATTCACCAACCTCATTATGTTTTTATAGCTTGGGAAGGTGAGAAGTCTTCAGAGAGAAGAAGAAAGACTTTAACTGAATATAAGGAAGGCCGTTCATTCAAGGGATTAAATAGAAAACATTTTGATTCATCAGAAGAGGATGAAAAAGATAGTTTTGCAAGACAGTTAATATTATTAAAGGAATGTTTAGGTGATTTGCCTGTTTATCAGTTAGGTGTAAAATATTTAGAGGCTGATGATGTTATAGCTTATCTTTGTAAAAAAGTATTAAAAGATAATTATGAAAAAATAATTGTTTCTAGTGATAAGGATTATTTTCAACTGATTGATGAAACAACCACAGTTTTTCGTCCTATAAAAACAAAAGCTAATAAAATAGGACAGTTTATTAACACTGAATGGATGAGTGATATAGAAGAATGTTATCCGCCTAATTATACTTTGATAAAATCATTGTGTGGCGATAAGTCTGATAATATTGAAGGTGTTAAAGGTGTAGGTGAGAAAACTGTGAAGAAAGATTTTCCTTTCTTGTCTAATATACAAGAATACACAATTGATAATATACAAGAATATGCTCTTGAACAAGTCGCAAATAAACAAAACAGATATCAAAAGTATATTGATAATAAAGATTTAATAGAAATGAATTACAAACTAGTTCAATTATTAGATCCTAATATTTCTATTACATCTGTTGATACTATATATAGAATAATTGAAAAAAGCAATTTAAAATTTAATTCACCTAATTTTCGTATTAAATTGTTGTCCGAAGGTATTTCACCTTCCAATATTGATAATTGGGTATCAAGTTTCGCAACTATAAAAACAAGTTCTATAGAAATTTAATTTGGGAGATAAGAAATGGTAGACGGAACTAATTTTGATGTTTTTGGCTCTAGTAAGTTTCAAAACAGAGTTATTCAAGGAGCCTTAACAGATAGGGTTTTTTTTGAGAGGGTTTTTGAAATATTAAAACAAGATTTTTTTACAACGGAGGCTCATAGAATTATATGGGGTGAAATAGTAAAACTTTTTAATAAGTATGATTCTTCTCCTACATATGATATGTTGAGATTAGAAATAGCAGCTATACCAGATAGTGATGATAAAGATGATGCATTAACCATATTGGTAGATATTGAAAAGAACGCAAGTAGACAAGAAATAGAACATGCCAAGGAAAAGGCTTTTGAGTTCTGTAAAAATCAATCAATGAAGTCTGCAATATTACATTCTGTAGAACTTTTGAAAGAAGGCAAGTTTGATGAGATTCAGAAAACTATTGAGGATAGTTTAAAGGTAACAGATAAAACAGATATTGGACACAATTATTTTGATTCTTTTGGAAGTAGAAGTAAAGAAGATAAAAGACCTAACACTGTACCAACTGGGTTTGAGGCATTAGATCATAATAATGTTCTTGAAGGTGGATTAGCTGCAGGTGAGTTGGGTGTTGTTATGGCTCCTACTGGTGGTGGTAAGAGTTTTATGTTGGTGAACTTTGGTTATGGTGCTTTGGCTGCAGGTAAGAATGTTGTTCATTATACTTTTGAGTTGAGCGAGAATAACATTGGCAATCGTTATGATAGTCGTATTACTGGAGTTCCAACCAAAGAGATTGTTACAAGAAATAGAGAGGTAGAAACAAAATTACACAGGTTTGAAGGTGGTAAACTTATTATTAAAGAATATCCAACAAAGATTGCGACAGTAAACACTTTGAAGTTTCATATTGGTAGATTGCAATCCAGTGGATTTGATCCAGATTTAGTTATCATTGATTATGGTGATTTGATGAGAAGTCGCCGTGGATATGATCAGAAGAGATTTGAGTTAGAAAGTATTTACGAAGATCTACGTGGATTTGCAATGGAAACCAAACTTCCTATTTGGACAGCGACACAAAGTAATCGTGAAGGTTTCAATGATGATGTTATTACTATTGATAAGGTTGGTGAAGCAATATCTAAGGTTCACGTAGCTGATTTCTTTGCTACATTCTCTCAGCGTAAGTTCCATATTGGTAAGAATAGAATGGGAGCAGCTGGTGTCAATTTTGATATAGTAATTGATCACGGTAGTAGTCTTATAAAACTACATGAAGACAATGGAAGTAGTGGTTTAAGTATATCAGAAAAAGTTTCAAATGTTCTAAACGAAGGTGATACTAGAAAAAGAATATTTGATAGATACAGAGAAAAGTTATAGGAGTTTAAAATGCCAGAAAGATTTACTATAATAAGAACGAGTCGTTGGGGTAACACAGGAGCCAATCTTCAGACAATGGCTGTTTTAGAAAGAAGAAAGTTTCGTAATGACGATGCTATTAGAATGTGTAATGAAATGATGTCAAAAGATAATGCCGGAACAAATGAAGAGTTGGAATACGAAGTTATTCTTTCAAGAGAGAACGGTGAACAAGAGGTTATTCATAGAATAGATAAAGAAGGAGTAAAGAGTATATAATGCCAACATACGATTTTATTTGTGAAAGTTGTGATAAGGTTTTTGAACTTTCAATTTCTATAAAGGATTATGACAAGAATGGCAAGTATGATTGTCCTACTTGTGGTAGTAATGAAAAAGTAAGGCGTTCTTACACAGCTCCGGGTATTAGTTTTGGAGCAGGTTTTTTCAGAGATGGTTATAGAAGTGCAAAAGATGTGAGCAGAAGTAATGACGATTAAGAAAGATATGGTTGTTGAGAATAAGAGTTTGAAAGAGTATGGAGTATCTACTCTTGATCCTGTTATCAAACCAACAGATCTTACAGAATTTAAAAATAAATCGGCACGTAGTTTTGAGAAAACACTTACTTCCAAGATGGAAGAATTAAAAAGAGAGTATGATAAATTGGTAGAAACTTATGATGTAAATAAAATGGTTTTAGATAGTGAGATTAGGTTGGAGCCAAAACAAGGACATACATATTATCTATACGAAAAAGAAAACAATAAAAAATTTATAAGTATTATTTCCCCAGAAGAATTTTCTAGTATGAGTAAGTTTGCAAACATTATTCATGTTATGAGTGTAAGATTAAACTCTGAAAATCAATGGGAAAAAATATAGTGGTATATATGCAATTAGAATTAACAGATGAAGAAATTTTAAAATTAGCAATAGAAGCACATGAGAAGAATATAACTTTAAACCAACACATCAATAATATTCTTAAAGAATTTATTGAACAACAATATAACGGGGAATAGAGATGGATTTAAGCCAGCAAATTTTATCAGATATTACAGTGCATAACAAATATGCAAAGTATATTCCAGAATCAAAACGAAGAGAAACATGGGAAGAACTTGTAGATAGAAATAAGAATATGCACTTAAATAAGTTCAAGGAAAAAGGTAGTGAGTTTCTATCAGAGATAGAAGCAGCATATAAGTTTGTATATGATAAGAAAGTTTTACCATCAATGAGAAGTATGCAGTTTGCTGGCAGACCTATTGAGATGTCACCTAATAGGATATTTAATTGTTCATACTTACCCGTTGATGACTGGCGTGCTTTTGGCGAAGTTATGTTCCTATTACTCGGTGGTTGTGGTGTTGGTTTCTCTGTACAAAAACATCATGTTGAAAACTTACCAGAGATTAGAAAACCAACAAGACGTAGACGTTTCCTTATTGGTGACTCTATTGAAGGTTGGGCCGATGCAGTAAAAGCTTTAGTAAAGGCGTATTTCACAGGAACTGCTTCTTTACCAGAGTTTGATTATTCTGACATTAGACCAAAGGGAGCTAGACTTGTTACATCTGGTGGCAAAGCTCCCGGTCCTCAACCTCTCAAAGATTGTATTCATAATCTTAAGAAGATATTAGACGCAAAAGAAAATGGTGAAACTCTGACACCCATTGAAGCTCACGATATGGTTTGTTATATTGCAGACGCAGTGTTAGCTGGCGGTATTCGCAGAGCAGCATTGATTTCTCTTTTCTCTTTTGATGATGAAGAAATGTTAAGTTCAAAGTTTGGAGCTTGGTGGGAGGAAAATCCACAAAGAGGAAGAGCAAATAACTCAGCTGTTTTAGCAAGACATAGAATAAAGAAGGGTGAGTTCCTTGACTTATGGAAGAAGATTGAATTATCAAATGCAGGTGAACCCGGATTTTATTTTACAAATGATGTAGAGTATGGTACTAATCCATGTGCTGAAATCGCATTACGTCCATTTCAGTTTTGTAACCTTTGTGAGATAAATGTTTCAGATATTGAGAGTCAAGAAGATTTTGATGCTCGTTGTAAAGCAGCTGCCTTTATTGGAACATTGCAAGCTTCATATACTGATTTCCATTATCTACGTGATATTTGGCGTAGAACAACAGAGAAGGATGCATTACTTGGTGTTGGTATGACAGGTATTGCATCTAATAAATTAGATGACATTAATATCACACAAGGTGCTCATGCCGCAACAGATGAGAATGAAAGAGTTGCTGGTCTACTTGGTATTAATAAGGCGGCAAGAGTTACAACAGTGAAACCATCTGGAACAACATCTTGTGTGTTGGGTTGCAGTTCTGGCGTTCATGCTTGGCATGATAATCATTATATTCGTAGAATGAGATTGGGCAAGAACGAAGCTATTTATACTTATTTAAACATCAATCATCCAGAACTTATTGAAGATGATTACTTCAAACCAGATATTCAAGCTGTTGTGTCTATTCCTCAACAGGCACCAGAAGGTTCAACAATTAGAACCGAATCTCCAATGCAATTATTGGAACGTATTAAGAAAATCCATGAAGAGTGGATTAAGGAAGGACACAGAAGTGGAAACAACACAAATAATGTATCTGGTACTATTTCTATTAAGCCAGAAGAGTGGGAGCAAGTTGGTGAATGGATGTGGCAGAACAGAAACAGTTATAATGGATTATCTGTACTCCCATACGATGGTGGGTCATATGTACAAGCGCCTTTTGAGACAATAGATAAAGAGAAGTTTGATGAGATGTTTTCTACACTAAAGGATATTGATTTATCTGGTGTTGTTGAAATGGATGATATGACCGACCTAGCTGGCGAAGTTGCCTGTGGGGGTCAAGGATGTGAAATAGTTTAGGGAGATAAAATGTCTAAGAATAGAAGAATATTGAATAAGATACAAGGTATGACAAAAGATAACACAGCTAAGTTGGAAAGACAAAAGAAGTATTATGAGGTTGCAGAAAGATATTTAAATAGGCAGGAAGAAGAAAAAGAGAAGGATGAGGTAACAAAAACACATGATAGATATAGACGTAATCAACAACGGAGATCGTATACTGTGGATTTAGACGTTCAAAAACCAAAAGAGATACAACAGAAACCTGGCACATATTTTTATGGGCCATTAAGAAAGTTGGCTACTGATTTTGGTGATATATCAGAGATGACTAGATATATGACGGTTGGTCAGTTGGTAAAGTATCAAGAGAAGGATGGATTATTATACAACATAAAAACTGGTAAGGTTGCATATAATCCAGAGACAAAAGAAGTTTTTGAATAGAGTAAAGAAATGGGAATAAAAGTTATTCGTTTCTGTGAGAATTGTCTTATAGAAATGAGGGAAGAAGTATATACTCATCGTCAAGATATAATTGGCGGTAAGAAGGCAGGTTCTATTACAATGATAGTTGATTTCCAGTGTGAAGATTGCAAGAAAAGATATAAAAAAGATGAAAACAAGTAAACCAGATTGGGATGAATATGCTATGGGTTTGATTGAACCCATAGCTGTTCGTTCTGAAGATCCACACACAAAAGTCGGAGCTGTGATATTAGATAAGGGTGGTAGAGTTGTTGGAACAGGATATAACTCATTACCTAAAGGATTATCACAGGAAGATTTTCCCCTCACCAGACCAGAGAAATATAGTCATATAGTTCATGCAGAACTTAACGCTATATTATTTTCTGATATTTCAAGATTAGATGGTGCTACTTTATATGTATCATTTTTGCCTTGTTGTGAATGTGCAAAAAGCATTGTTCAAGTTGGCATATCTAGGGTGGTATATGGAACAGAATATATCTCTAAGGATGCTAAAAGTGGTCAAAATATAGGCATAAAAATGATGCAAAAAGCAGGCAT